AATAAAGAGATGGAGATTGCTCGACGTGTAGGGATGGTTAACCAACAAAAAGCACGAGAACGACGTAGAAGAATGGACGCTATGGGTATAGGTGGGCTACCTACCTCTATGAATCAACGCACGATGCCCCAACAAAGACCTACCATGCAAGCTGCAGGTGGCGGGATAGTAGCTTTCCAACCGGGAGGTGATGTCGCTGCTGATGACACTGTAGAAGTGGACGAAAGCACATTTCAAGATATATACAATTATGTTGTAGAAAACCCTAATACCGCACTTGCGACTGCGGTTGGGGGAGTTACAGCACTTTTAGGGGCAGCGTCTAGGGTAACTCCAGTGGGAAAACTAACAAAAATAGGAAAAAAAGCCCTAGACCTCTATAAAGAGAAGGTAGCCCCCGCAGGTAGACAAGCCCAAGAAGATTTACAACAAGCTTTTGGTAGAGGTAATGTAACAAGTAGCGGAAAGTTAAGAACTTCTGAATCTATAAGTGAAGCTAGACGTAGAATAGGTGGAGGAACACTAGGTGCAGCAGGAGTTTCTGAGGTGCCTGACGTTGTATCTAGCATTATGGGAGAAGAAGAGGACGGAGAAGAAACAAAAGTAGTCCCACAGATCTTAGATTACACTGGCACAACTGTAGAACAACAAGAAGATAAAGCTGCTGAAGCTGATGTCGAAAAATTATTAGCTGGTGCGGATGCTAGTGCTATAGCAGCAGCAACAGAAGCCGCGCAAAATAGGTTAGCAGAGATTGCTGGGAGTTTAGAAGGGCCAACTACTCGCGCAGATACTATAGGCACGGATCGACGTACAGCAAGAGAGACACTTGTTGACGCACAAGAGGAAGCAAGAGATGCGATACGATCTGGAATAGGTACTCTTAAAGATGCATATAAAGGTCAAACTACAGACTATGACACCCTCATAAAAAATGCAGAAGAAAGAGCCAATATGCTTGCAGGTAGAGGAGAATATGAAAAAGCCGCTAGAGTAAAAGAGTTTCTTAATTCTTTGGCTACAGTAGGGGGAGGACGTAATCTTGGTGAAGGTCTAGCTAGAGGGCTTGGAGCTAGTTTAGCGCAAGAAGATGTACGAAGACTGCGCGGTGCAGAAGCAGATAAAGAAACAGCAGCACTTCAAAAAGAACGAGCAGATAACCTAGTTGCACAAGCAGAAACTTTATTTAGTGCTGAAAGTAATTTAGCACAGATAATAGCAGACAATGTAAAAGATCTTTCTACTTTTGATGCTGATACACAAAATCTTATACTTAAAGCAACAGAACTTTCAAACGCGACTGCTAGAGCAATACAAAGTGTAAATGTAGATATAGCTAAGTTAGGACTAGAAGGTGAACTTGCAGCAGTTACAAATACTTTAGAAAGGTTAAATATAAACATAGACAGAGACAAAGTTACAGCAGCAGAAACTCGTAATACGATTGACCTTTTAAATATCCTTCAAGACAATGTAATTACTATATTAGCGGCCCCTGACCAAATACTAAGCATAGACAAAGAAGAAAGAGATGCACGGAAGGCTGCTGCAACAGAACAAGCTAAACCTATACAAGAGAAAATAAACGAACTTATTAGCTTATTACTAAATAAAATGAATAAATAGGTAAGTAGTGAAATACTCTGCGGCAGAACTTAGGGATATTTTATCAATTTCCCAAGACAAACGTGATACTCCAGAGTATGCACGGGTATATGCTGCTCTACAAAGGTTAGAACAAAAGAATAAAATTTCTCCTCTAGCACCAATAGATTACACTAGTATCTATGGCCCATATACCCCTGAAGAAAAAGAAGAAGAACCCGGATTCTTAGATCAAATCCAAGAATTTGCCAAGGGTGTACCTGCGGGGATTATTAGTTTAGGTGAGTTAGGAGCTATCGGTGCGGCTACTCTCCTTGAAGAAGAGAATGAACTTAAAGTCCGTCAAGGCATACAAAGTCTTGCAGCCCCCCTCAAAGAAGCACTTAGTCCTGATGCAGGTTCAGAAGAACTTGTAGGGCGTAAGTTTGGTGAAGCACTAGGTTCGTTTGCAGGGTTAGGGCTTACTACTCTCATCCCCGGTGCAGGTATCCCCCTAGCTGCAGGTTTAGCCACAGGTGCAGGTGCAGGTGAAGCAAGTGAAAGAGCAAGGGCGGCTGGCGCAACTGAAGCAGAGCGAAGTACAGCAGCCCTCAAAGGCGCAGGAGTAGGGCTAACAGAACTAATACCCATAGCTAAATTGCGTAGTCTGAGAGAAGCTCTTGGAGATAACGCGCTACGGAATGGTGTTGAAAGAATTAAACGTGCTGCGATTGCTGGAGGGTTTGAAGGAGCACAAGAAGTAGCTGCAGGGGTGGCTCAGAATGCTATACAACGAGGCTATGATCCTACACAAGACCTTGTTACTGCAGAGGCCGTAGAAGAGGGAGGCTATGGTGCAGCCGTTGGTGCCACTGTACAAACATTACTTGATCTGGCGTTACCAAAAACAAGAGGCGCAGGTGTTCCAGACGAAATAGAAGGCTCGACGCTACAGAACCTTGAAGCGACAGAAGGAGTAGGAGAAGGAGTAACCACTGATGAAGCAGAAGCTGCAGCAGATGCAGTCACTGGAGATGAAACTAAGCGTGAAACTAAGCCTAAAACAATAGACACAAAACAATACGAAGCCCGTGTTGCAAATCTTATAGAGGCTGAAAAAACACAAGGCAACATCCTCACTGAAGAAGAAGCAAAGAAAATAGTAAATGAAAGTTTACTTAGTGAAAATGTAACAGTTAAAGATAAACCAAAAAAGAAAAAGGGCGAAGAAAAGAAAGAAGACTCGACGCTACAGACCCCTGAAACGACAGAAGGAAAGGGAAAAGAAGAAGTAACAGAAGAAGACCCCACACAATTAAACTTGTTCGACGATAAAGAAACTGTTGCAAAAAATATAGAAACTTTTTCAGATGCTGATGCAGAACGCGTAATGGCAGAATACGCAAAAGAAGAAGCAGCAAGAGAAGCAGAAATAGGGGAGCAAAAAGATAGAGAAGTAGTTACAGACGAGACAGGTACAGAAGTAGCTACAGGTACAGAAGTAAAACCAAAAGTAGTTACAGGTACAGAAGTAGCTACAGGTACAGAAGTAAAACCAAAAGATCTTTACTTTGCAAGACTAAAGGGCGTAAAAGATTCTGTAAAAGAAGAAGATAAAGCAAAAGTAAAAACAATAAGTGAGAAAGACGGGCTTGCAGTTAACAAGTATTTTAGTAGAGCCGCACGACCTGCCGATGCAATAGAAGGTTTAGCGTATGACTATGCACTGGTGCAAGAAGGTGTAGGTGAAAAGTTTACCCCTAAGAGAACTGCAAAAGATGTTGATGAACGTGCGTCCAAAGAAGAGATTGCCTTTTTTGAATATACAGGAGGAGAGAACGCGGTAGAAGCCTACAACTGGGTGCAGAATAATCTTAGCCCAGATTTTCGTAGACAGTTAGATGCTAGAGTTGACTCCTACAGAAAACAAGAACAGGAAAGAATTAGTAAAGATAAAACTGTAGAAAAAGAAAAGCTTATACAAAATTATATACGAGGAGAAGGAGGGGTAGCAAACCTAACTCAGAGGCGTATAAGAGATTATAAAATAAGCCCTGAAGAGGTAGCAAAAGCAAAAGTTGCCAGAGCTAACTATTTAAATAGAGAAGTATCGGAAAGTACTCCTTATGAAATAGAGCGACGAAGAATAGACCAAGAAGGAGGGGAGGTAAACGAGTTCTCTCCAGCACAAATAGCTATAGCACAAAAAGAATACGCACAGAAAAGTGAAGAAGGTCAAAATGAAGCTGTTGTTAGAGTTGAGCTTTCTGACGCAAAGCGACAACGACTAGATACGCTTAAACGGGAGTACGACGAGGCGGCAGCAGCAGGTGACGAAAGACGAGCAGATAGAATAGACGCTCAAAGAAAAGCTCTATTAAGAGCAGCATCTGAAGAACTACTAACTAAAGGTGCTCTTGGTAAAAAAACTGAAGCTACGTTAGATGCTAGTGTGGCAAGTAATGAGGCTGGCCCTATCATAGCAGCAGCACTTAATGATAGATCTAACATTTACGACATCACTGCCGATGCAGTTGTTAAATCTAGGCGACCTGTCAGCCCCAAAGCTTTGTTATCACTCAAAGAAGATAAGTTAGCCGATGCGTTAAACGATATGGCTACTACTGCCCCTAGTCAGTACTTACAGAATGTAAGTAAACGCTTTGCTGGATTAGCCGGGACTACCAAAGTTGAGTTGGTCAAAGATTTGAAAAACGCTTCTGGTAAAGCTACTTCTGGTACGTTTAACCCTCAGACAAATACAATACAACTAGATCAAGAAACAGGATTCAACCACCACACTATACTCCATGAGACTGCTCACGCTTTAGGTAGTGCAGAACTAAATAAGTCAGCAACGCCATTCGCTAAACAAATGAACACTTTGTATAACGATACAAAAGATACCCTTGGTACAGCTTACGGGGCTAAGAATGTACAAGAGTTTTTTGCTGAAGGTATGGGTAACGAAAGTTTTAGGAGAGAGTTAGCGCGTATTCACTCAAAAGGTAATCCTATCAGTGCCTTGGACAGGTTTGTTGCTATTGTTAAAAAACTGTTGAACAGAGTTCTTGGTAGAGGTACTTATAAAGCTAAAACCGCGTTATCTGAGTTTGATTCTTTAGCAGACGCTATTATCTCCCCTGCACCTGAAAGCCGCAATGCAGAAATTTTATCTATGAGTGCCACCCCAGACGGGGCATCTGCACTTGCAACAACACTAGGCAATATACAAAAAAGATTTAAAGCTGATCCGTTATCTAAAAAAGAACGAAGCTCATTAGCCGATGGTTTTTCTCAGTTGTTTAGTGATAGTAGTATGCAGTTAAACAATGCGGTAGCAGGACTACGTGATATACAAGGCATTGTTGACCTAGCGGAAAAAATTAGTCCTACGTTTGGCAAGCTTGCTAAAGATTTGCAAATAGCTATAGAAACCCAACGTGGCGACATGAACAAGTCTGACGAAATAGTAGATGCCATATTAGAAAAATATTTAGCTCCATTAGCTAAAACAAAGAAAATGAATAACTTGAATAACCTTATCTACAATGGAGACTACGGAGCCACCATAACACAAGTAGATCCTGATATAACTAAAAATCAAGCTATCGTAAGGTATGGCGGTGACAGTGAAGCTTTATCAGTATGGTATAAGCAGCGAAAAGATTGGAATGCACTAGGGAAAGATGGACAGGCAGCGTACCGTGCGACACGTAATTTTTACCGTAAACAGTACGATAACCTCAAGCAAACACTGACAGAACGTATCATAGGATTAGCAGGAGAAAAAGAAGGGCAGTCAGTAAAAGCTAAATTATTTAAAGAGCTTTTTGATAACAATGAATTGGCTGTGTATTTCCCTCTGGTGCGTCAAGGTAGGTACAAAGTAGCCTACACAATAAAAGCAGGTAGTGAGCTTATTCCAAATAAAAAGAAGCGCGAGAACGAAGTCTACAATATGGAGATAGTAAGCACTGAAGCCGAAGCAATAGCTTACAAAAAACAATTAGATGCGCGAGATGACATAGTTGAAAATTCTGTAGAGGTTATCGACACCAGAGCAGAAGCTGCACAAGCTGCCCGTAGTAGACCTTCTACAGGATTTGTTGCTGAAATCATAGATCAGTTGGATAAGGCAGTCAGCACAAAAAATGCACAGGAAGGAACCACACCTGACCAAAAGCAACAACGTGCTCAACTACAAGAAGAAATAATCTCTATCTTTGTTAACACTCTACCAGAAACTTCTTTTGCTAAGTCGTTACAAAGAAGAAAAAATGTTGAAGGGTTTGAAGCAGATACCGTGCTTGCTTTAAGAACGAAAGGATATGACATAGGTCGTCAAACTATTCGTCTACAAAAAAGCAAAGATATAATGGACGTAGAGGATCGTATTAATGAAGAGTTTAAGAAAAAAGACGATACTCTAAATAAACCACTACTTGTAGTGACAAAGGAATTGTTAGAACGTGCGTCGTTTGCACGTAATCCCCCTCCAGATATGTTAGCGCAAACACTAAACCAAGGGGCTTTCATATACACAATAGGGTTTAACCCTTCTTCTGCTATTGTTAACTTGTCACAAATACCTTTATTCGTACTGCCTTATCTAGGAGGTAAATATGGTGTGAGGAGTTCTACTTCTGCTATCGGTAAAGCAGGGAAAATAGTAGGAGAGTCCTTTGAAAAATTTGATGTAGGTTTTGATAACCTTTTTACTGTTGATAAAGAGGGTAACTACATACTCAAGGATAAGATAGCAAAAGAACTAAGTGCCGGGGATAAAAAAGTTTATGAAGAACTAGGCACTCTAGCTAAAGTTGCTGTTGATAGAGGGCAGCTTACAAAATCTTATCTTTTGGATCAGTTGAGTTTACAAAAAGAAGCGTTTAAAAGTGGAAGAGAACGGTCAGGTAACTTCTTACGACAGGGATTAGACTATATTACTGCTGTTTCTGCCTCTGGATTTAATCTTGCGGAAAGAATGAATCGTCAAACCACTATGGTTAGTGCGTATAATTTAGAAGTAGCCAGATTAAAAAAAGAAAAAAACAAATCTAGCCTTAGTGCTACTGAGTTAGAAGAAGCTGCAAACGAAGCCATCTACATAACTCAAGAAACCAATGGAGGATCTTTTATAGAAACCTCTCCTCGATTAGCACAAAAAGGACTCGGCAGAGTTGCCCTTATGTACAAGAGTTATGGACTGCGTATGTACCATACGATGTTCAAATCTGGGGTACAACTTTATAAAAATGCTTTTCCTAATACAGCAGAGGGTAGACGTTTACGTACAGAAGCAATAAAACAACTTGCAGGGTGGCATGGATCAGCTCTGATTCTTGCCGGGGTGCAGGGTGTGCCGTTATATGGAGTGGCAAGCATAGCTTGGAATATGCTTCAAGGGGACGATGAAGAAGATTTTGATACTGCCGTAAGAACGTATCTTGGTGAAGGTTGGTATAAAGGAGCTATTAATAAGATCACAGGCGCAGATGTAGCCACTCGAATACGTCTAACAGAATTACTGATACAAGATAATAGGTACTCAGGTGGAACCCCCGAAGAGATAATAGGGTTCCATTTAGGTGGCCCTGCGCTTAGTACGGGTAAACGATTCTATAGAGCGTACCAAGATTTTGCTAAAGGAGAAATAGAACGAGGTATAGAATCCACGCTCCCCGCAGGTTTAGCAAATGTGTATAAAGCTTCGCCTTTTGGAAGATATCAACGAGATGAAGGCATACTTACCAGAAGAGGTGACCCCATCTATGATGATATCTCATCAGGTGAGATGCTAGGACAGTTTTTTGGTTTCGCACCAAACGAATATACAAAACGCCAAGAATTGAATTACATCGCTAAAAAGATAGATCGAACAGTAAACGAAGAAAGATCTCGTTTGCTAAAACAAATATATCTAACTACTCGTGTGGGTGATGGAGAAGAGCGTAATAAAATATTTGAAAAGATAATAAAGTTTAATCAAAAGCATCCCACTGCGGCAATAAGCTACGATGCGGTAAAACGCTCTATGAAGCAACACGCAAAAACTTCAGCAGTTATGCACAATGGCATCCTACTTAGTCCTAACATGCGAGAGGCTTTATTAGATAGGTTATATCCTACAGAAGAATAGAAACCCCCCTACTGATGAGGGGGGTAAAGGGGACAAGTGCTATTTTGGAGAATAACACGGGCGTATCTTAGTATACTTTTACATAGTTCTCCATACACGCAGTCCCAAATATCTATTTTCTACACGCACCCTGCTTAAAAACTCCCAATGACGTGCCATAAATACGTTTTTTATTTGTTTTTTAGCCTTTTCAGTGTCAATACAAGGGACAAAAATAGAAGTACCTACGTGCATAGCACCCCAATCAACGACTATTCTTACCCCATCAGGTGCGAGATCATGGCTCCGTAGTACTGTCATCAGTGTCTTCGTCATCATCTACTGAGAACTTCATTACCAACACATCAGCCGCTGGTAACTTCAAGCTAGTCCCTTTAGACAACCTTGCTTTAACACGTTTACCCTCACACCGTTTTTTTATCTGTTTGACAAGATCGTTATAATTTATCTGTTGCTCTCCACACCACGTCTTTAGTACCTTGGGGACAACATAGAACTTCTGGGTGTCTGTCTCATACCGTGCTACTAACTTACCTCTAGCGATTGCGTCAGGGATAACTAACGCATCCAAACCATTGTTTTGTACCTTGCGGTTATCGTAAGTGCTTTTGATCTGTAGAATATTGCTAAAATACTCACTAAAAAAGTCATTCATTATATCGGACACAGAAGCATCAATGCTAAGACTGTTATTCTTATTCTGTGGTAGAAGTACTTCCATAGCCCACTTAAATATCTTCTTTGTATCAAAAGCTACAAGCCCCGCACGTTTAGCTAGTATCAACCCTGCTATCGTAAAAGAGATTTGAGCAGACCAGAAACGATTCTCGGCAGTAAGCGCACCATCCTTATCTACACGCCCCTGAACTTCTCTACACAGCTTTTCTACTTTGGGTAAATTATTCATCACATATTGGACAAAAACGACTCCTGCGTGCCCATAGTTCTCTTTTAGGCCACGTTCAAAGTTATCTGTCTCTTCTTTAGATTTGAAACGCCCCTTTATATCAGGCACGTAACATTCCAATACCCTTTGTGCTTCTGCTTTCGGCATAGCCTTCGCCAAGCATACTAGCTCGATAATACTAGTATTACCTGTAGTGACTGCCATTAGCTTCCAACGTCTTCCCCGTACACGCTCAACATTGCTGCTACCCGACATGCGGTTCCGTTGCATGCCTTCTGTAAATTGATACAGAAGATCTGATGCATCTTTTGGAGATATGTTAGTTATTTCATCAAGTGCCCAAGGCAAACTATGGTACACCTCGCCACGATTCATTTTACTATTCACAGTATCTTGTTGCTGTAAGACTAAATACTCTGGATTACCCCATATGCTAACGGCAGCTATCATGGCAGTAGTTTTAGCTACACCCGAATCCTTGTTATGCAGGTGCAGTGCGCTACAGTTTACGTTGGCAAACTCCATAAGAATTGATCCAAAACCAATTCCAGTAACGTACTGATAGAGTTCAAAGCCATCACGGTTCCAAAACTCAATATTTTCTTTCCACGCATCAAGAGTACCCTTGGGTTCAAACGCAGGAAACAAACTTAATGTCTGGTTAGATGGAGCGTTAAACTCTATTTTATTTGCTGATATCTTTTGATTACCCAAAATGAAAGTGTCTAACTTGTCATTTGTCCAACCAAACTGTCTATGCGCCTCATCTGCCATGCTATTAGCCTGTAGTTCATTAATCCATGTAATCGTATAAGTCATCAGTTCATCCATCTTTGCCACAGCTACCCCCTGTGCGGATAGCACCTTACGAAATTCATCCCGCGAAGTTACCGCAGTAAGAGGTAAAGTAAACTCTTTAATTCCATCCTGCGGTAAGTGTAAGCGCATTACTACAGACTCACCAAACTCAGAGTCAACCACTCTTTGTATAACGTATAGATCGTTGTGGTATATACACTTCTCGTCAAAATCTCCGTCACTGTTAGTAGTTCTGATGTACACACCTCCACTGGCCCCCCTAAAATATGGGTGGGGAAATGTGGGGGTAACGTCCTCTTCCTCCAAAGCACTGGTATCAACTTCTTTATACCTATTACCAAGCACAATAGGGGACTTTATCTTTCCCCAGTTAGGGCAGTCTGGACATATCTCTGGGTTAAACTCATCAAACTTTGCACAAGTGTATGGCCCTTTAATTGGCCCAAACTTTTTAGCAGTTGCTTCTTCACTATACTGAGGGTGACGTTTCGACAATGTATGCGAAGCTTTTTCGCCATCCACACAAAACCGTGCTATGGACAGCCCTGCCCTCCACATCGGTTCACTTGTGTTCTCCTGATCTTTCAGTATCAACTTTAACTGTGTGCAGCCGCGCCCTGCCTTTGTCTTCTTAATTATGTCTATAAAACGCGCTTCTCTGTTTCCCAATAACGCATCCATTACAGCATTGGTCTTAGGAAAGTCCACAATGTTAGAAGGTGCGATCTTGGTGGGTGTTGGCACAAACTCTGCGCCTAGCAGCCTAGAGAAAGCATCAAAGTTATTGGTTACTACTTCCTCATCGGTCAGGTGTTTTACTGGTGAAGGAGGGTCAGTTTTATAGTTGTGCGTATTGGGTACACGCAAGACTCTAGCTGTATCTGCCGTCACAGCAGGGTCAGCAAAGAACCCATGCTTCACACAAAGTTTTTTAAGTTTCTCTGCGGATACTATCCAATCATCTGGTAGTATGTTTTCCGACAAGGGCCAGTAGACATGCACCCCTCTACCAGAGTCTATGGTAAATGGTACTGGTAGCTTCAAAGATTCACAGAACTTCTGCAGTGCGTCTATCGCGTCTAGTTTATTTGCGTAGTCTTTACTAGGGCCACAATCAAGATCAAGAAAAAACCCACGTAAGTACTTAACATTATCCGCTTTCCTAGATCCTGCTTCTTCAAACGTAGCAAGAGCGAAATAGACATCAAAACCTCTACTGTTTAAATCATCCGCATCAACTAATAAAGAGTCTGTTGAACCATAAAACTTTTGTATTCTCTTACCAGTTGATGCGTTAGCAGCAAAGAGACAGTAGTGCCCTTCGTCTGCCAATACGGTTTTTAGAAAAGTATTGGTATTCATCATTTGTCCAAAAGAATGTCACGGCAGGGGCCAGTTGCAGGAGCAGTGGGTACTTTTACACACTGGCCCTTTTCGGTACTGCTACCTAGCCGTGACAAAGCTCGTTAAGATAACTTAATCGTCATCACCCCACTCGTCAATAATCGCGTCTAAATCTTCGCCATCATCTTTTGGGGGAACTTTCTTCTTTTTGACTACTTTCTTTGGCTCTTCTGGCTCCTCATCAAAATCGTCTTCTATTTCTTGTACTACGGCAGCTTTCGGTGCTTCCTCAGTAAAAGGACTGCCTTCGTCAGACGTAAAACCATCCTCAACATCGAAAGGACTAACGACACTACTCGCAGCTAATTGTATTACTTGCACGGCTCTCAAGCGTAAAGAAGCTCCGTGCCCCATAGCTCCTGAGTAAGGTATTAATTCTACCTGTACATTGATAGTACTTCCTGTAGTCAGTTGAAAATCGTCCGGTAGCTGATTGTTCTTAGCATCAAACTGTTTCGGCTTCTTAGTCACCGAACCACTGTAATGAGCTTTCAATTTGGTTTTGACTTGAAAGACAGCATCTTTATTCTTTACACTGCCCTCTAAAACCTTAAAGTTATCTTTAAAGTTGTCCGTCCAACCCTCCGCGTCTTTCTTTTCCTCGTAAGCGGCTTTCATCGCTTTACGTAGAGGTAAGATATCTGCGTAGTTAATCTTCAGATCAACTGTGTACTCAGCCCCGTCGTCAGTTGCCCCGCAAGGAACACTTCTGTTTTCTTTCTTATCAAATTTATAAGGGCGATCAAGTTTGGGGTAGAGTGCTTCTACCTTCTTAATAGTATGTAACATGCCATTCTCCAAATTAGGCGTTAAAAATAAACCCGTCCGTTTCTGTGAACGGTGAGGTGCTTTCGAGTTGAGAGAAATCTAACGTGATAGCAGCAACCGTGTCAGGGTGGTCTACCATGTGAGTACTTATCTCTAACTCTTTTTCTTTGAGTGAACGCACTGCGCTAAAAAATAACTTAGGCACTGAGCTATCCACATCGAAGTAAATCTTAGTCATCACTGTCATCGACGGTGTGCTATGTTGCTGTAAAAATCGTGCATATTCTTGTAAGGGCATATGTCCGTTTTTCATCCTACCAAAGATACTATTAGCAGGTATAGTCATTTGATAAACTTGAGATGGGGTGACACTGTGTGAGAGTAAAATAGCTAATTTTTGTGAATATCTACAAGCTCTCCCCCCACCAGACATTGACCCTCGAATGTCTTGTTTACAGTCCATACATCGAACTGCTTGTCTCTCAACAACATTAGGATCAGGTTGTCTGGTGTTAGATGACCAACATACAGGGCTTTGCGCTTTGGCAGGATCAAATTTATTCTTGTAATAGATCCGTTGCACAGGTGCAGCGTTAACAATGACACCCTCAACTTGCTCTTCAAACTTATCAGAGCCGACTGTGAATACATTGTCCCGTATGCTAATCCTGTTCATCAAAAGTCATCGTCCACTAAAGCTCTTATGTCGGGAGTATCAGAAGCATCAAGAGCTAACTCCTTCTGCCACGGAATGTCGTCTTTCGGCTCTTCTTGCCGCAAAGCTTTCTCGATATCTGCGAGAACAAAACGATAAGTGTTCCCTGCTTTAATGTAAGTATTTCGCGGAATGTGGTCTTTGCGAATCCAACTCCGCACCGTGCTAACACTCACCGCGAACCGATCAGCGACAGCTTCTATAGGTACATACTCTTGACTACTCATATTATCCTCTTGGCTTTTGAACCGTAATTGTGTAGGTAGATTCCGATTGCAAACCTATAGGGACAAGCTGTTCGTTCCCTTCCTCCGCAAGAAACTGCTCAAGATTTTTCTGAGCGATTCGCTTCTGTAGTATTTCAGGGATTTGGTGTTCGAGAACAAATTTATGGAATGACTCCCAATCGCTACACCAATAGTTCACTTTCCGTTTACGATAGAAAGTGCCCTCATCAGTCTTGACCGAGTTCACATCATTCTCATTGCAGTGAGTTAACAGATAGCTCTGAATCTTCTCTTGTTGTTCGACAAGAGCCTTATCTTGAGCTTCAAACTCTGCCTTCAATTCACTGCGCTTGTCCCGCAGGTTGCGGAACGCCTTGACGAGCTTGGGTAAGCTCATATTCTTTCTACTCATTTCTTTCTCCATCGCACCAGTACTCACTGGGAAGTCGAACAATACTAGCTAATTTTAGGCTAGTCAAGCAATTCTTGATATAAATCTATTATTTTTGTGTGAATGTTGATTCTATTGTCAAGCAGTGAGTAAATACGCTTTTCTACGGCAGAACTTTGCAACTGCACCACTGTACATTTGTGATCTTGTCCCGACCTATGCACCCGTGCATTGGCCTGTGCGTAGGTTTCTAGGCTACTTGTCGGCCCCCACCATACCACTGTATTAGCAGCGGTCAACGTCACTCCATGAGCAGCAGCTTGCGGCTGAATGACTAACACTTTCGGGTCAGGCATGGTCTGGAATTGTTTGAATGTCGCAGTGCGTTTCGGTGCAGATACATCGCCACGAATGATATCTGTAGTGATACCGTCCTTTTCTAGCTTGTTGACCAACAGGTCAATCGCATGCTTAAAAGGCACGAACACAAGAACCTTTTTACTAGACTCATCTATAACTTCTTTTAGTACCTTGTACCTATGTTTGATGTCAAATTCTAAAGCTTCACCTTCATCCGTATAAACCGCACCGCAAGATATCTGCAACAACTTATTCATGTTGACCGCTGCATTAGGTGCAGTAATTTGTTCTCCTGCCGCTTGCATAACCATCTTATCTTTAAGCTGCTGATAGTACTTCTTCTGTTGTCTTGACATCTCAACTTCACGTTTCACGTATACCATCTCAGGCAGATCCAAACATTCTTCCTTGGTGTAACGAATCGCAGGTTGTAGAGCGTTGAACACAATGTTTACAGAAGAGTCTTTTGGTATCCATTTGAACTGCGTAATCTTGACCATTACCTGATCTCGAAACGCACTAAAAAATCTGGGCACCGCATTGGGGTTTACAAGTTTTGCTAACCCATATGCATCCAGAGGTGATTGCGCTGCAGGTGTGCCTGTCATCATCCACAACCACATGTTTGGCTTTAGTAGTTTGTTTAGTACTTTCCAACGCCTAGTTTGTGCGTTTTTGTAATGTGTAGCTTCGTCAGCGATGATGAGGTCAAAGCCGCCATTAGCTATTTCATCGGCAACAATCTCAACACCATCGTAATTAATAACGACATACTCCGCACCTTGTTCAATAATTTTTTTACGTTTTTCAGCGGTGCCATAAGCCACATCTACCGTGCGATGCATAGCGAACTTAAATAGGTCTGCCCTCCAAGCACTATCCATGATGGACAACGGACAGATCACTAGCACACGATTGATTTTACCCTCTCGCAGTAAGTAGTCACTGGCCCATATTGCACTGGCAGTTTTACCTGTGCCTTGCTCGTTAAAACAAAAGCTTCGTTTATTTAACGTGAGAAACGCAGCAGTATCTTTCTGGTGCTCAAACGGTTTGTACTGTCCCGTCCATTCGTAGTGAGATTCGATAGGGGAGGGCACTTGAATGTTAAGGTTTTTTAGAACGTGTGCTTCGTCCAGCCCCCAGTTTACGATTACATGATTGTTCTGTAACTTCTTACTCTTGGGTATGATACCCGTAACCTTTTCCGGGTCACGTAGTTTTAGTAGTACAGCTTTATCTTTTACGATTTGCATAGTTATTCTGCGTTTATAGTTTTTTAAATTTATTCATAGGTATGTACATACATTCTTCT